CCCGGGCCTGTGTCACTACTATTCGTAAAACTTATACGAATGCTAGGTTTGAGACTGCAATCTTTGATAGATAGTCTGCTGCATTACCTAGTGATGATGCTGTGTTTGTTAGCTCAACGTAACCGTAGCGTGTCATGAATGATACTACTGGCTCGAATGATGCTGGGTCAACTACAACGCCTGATGACATTAGTGGTACGTATGGGCAATAGAATGCTGCTGCATCAATTTCGCCTTGGCCTTTATAGCCTAGTAGCACTGGAGCATCGTCTGCTGCGTATGTGTTTACATATACACGCATTGTGCCGTTTAGTGTACCTACGAACTTTGTGTTTGTTGGCGCTTCGAATGTACCTTCTGTTGTACGTGCGAATGCTGATGTTGTTGCTGACTGTAGAACAGTTAGTGCTGATGGTGAAATCACCGCCCAGTTTGCTGCACCGCGACGTGTGCGCTGTGCTACTAGGTTAGCTTGTTGGTTGATTAGCGTTGCTAGAACCGCATGACGATCACCTACGAATGTTGGTTGACCAGTGAAAGTACCGTTCATATCAAATGATGCACCTTGTGTTGCTAGATTTTCTAGTGAACCTAGAATTTCTTGGTCGATTTCTGCTGTGATTTCCATAGCAAGTGCTGCCATGATTTCTGCTTCAATGTCTAGACCGTGCATTGCGTTTGCGTCTTGTGCCGCTTCGAATGTCCAACGTGCTGATAGCTTACGTGTTTTCGCTTCAACAGTTTGCTTCAATACTTGGATTGACATACGGTTACCCGCTGTACCTTCCATTGCTGCTGTTGATAGTGGTGCAGTTGAACCGTCACCTGAGTACTCTTTTGCAATATCAAATGGTGATAGTGCTTCTGAGCCTGCTGTTGTTGCGCCTGCGTTATCTGCATAACGTACACGTAGTGTGTGAATCTGGCCTACTGGACCAGTCATTGGCTGTACGCCGATGATTTCGTTTGCAATAACTGTTGGCATAACACGACGAATAACTGGTAGGATCACTTTGTTTAGTGTCGCAATGTTACCTGCCTGTGTTGCACCTGCTGTTGCTGATTCAGCAAGAGCTACTTTTGTGTTTTCTAATACTGATGTCATAACATCACGTTTTGTACCTTCTAGACCTTCTAGAAGTGCTTCACGTGTGTTATCCCAGTTTTCAAAAAGATTTTCCATCTTTTTATCTCCTGTATCCTGTTAAATTAGTTAAGGCCGGCTAGTTTCTTTAGCACGACAATATCGGCATCGCCCGCTGGTGTCGCTTTTTCAGTCATGATTTTGCGGTTACCAGTTTTTTCTGTAACTTTGCCTTCTGTTAGGGTTTCTTTTGTTTCTGTTTTACCAGAAACATTTTCATTTAAAACTGCTGGTAGATATTTCTTAAATGCAGTTTTTAATTTTGAAGTTTTTACTGATTCCAGTAAGTCTGTCATTACGTCACGCTTTTGACCAGCTAGTGGTGATAGTAGACTTTCAAGAACCTCTTTGCGGTTCATTCTGTCTTCCATTACACGCTGTGTTTTTTGCGCTGTTGCAATAGCATCTTCTTTATCAGCAATCACTGCCTCTAATTCTGCAACTTTATTAGCAGATTCGTCTAGCTTTTTGTTCACTTTTGCTACTTCTGTGCCTTCATTTAATTGTGAAGACATAAATTCGCCTGCGAATGCTTCGAACAATTTACGACCAAATTCGTTTTCTTTAGCCGCTGTAATGTCCTCTTTAAGCGCAGTTAATTCTGAACGTAGAGCAGTTGAAATTGTATTTTCTACTAGCTCTGCTGAACGCTTGACAAATGATTCTTTCGTTTTCGTAAGAAGTTCTTTGCCTTCTGCTACCATGCGTACTTTAGTTTCTACTAATTCACGCTTGTCATTGTGGAACTCTGCAAGTTCACGTGAAAGTTGCTTCACTACAAACGATTTTGTCGTTTCTAGATTTTCAGCTACTTTTGCACGGTCATCACGTAGTTCTTTAACTTCGTTTGCAAGTTGAGAAGTAATGAATTTTTCAAGGATCTTTGCGTGTTCAGAAATTGCTTTCTTATACGCAACACGTTCTGCGATTAGAGCTTCACGATCAGTTTTGAACTCTGTCATTTCAGCACGGATTGCTTCATTTAGCATATTATCCATAGCTTCAACGATGACACCTTTGTCGTGTTCAAACTTTTGTGCGAACTCCTCACGCAACTCGGCTGTAATTTCCTCTCTTGCTTCATTTAGTTTTGCTTCCATTGCCTCTTTAATTGCTACACCAGCTTCTTCGCTTAGTGCGCCAGACTCTAGAAGGTTTGCAAGAATTTCGTTTGCCATTGTTGCTTCTCCTGTTAAAGTTTAAGTTCACGAATGAACTTCACTATTTCTTCTGACAAGTACTTTTGTGCAGACTTGTCGTTTTGTACATCTTGTGCCAACTGCCATGTTTGGTAGCCGCCACGCATATTCATTAGTCCCTCGTAGATCGCTTTCGGGTACGCCTCTGGTGCACTCGGTTGAGCTACGATGTCTACAGTTACAATCTCAAAATTACTCACATTACCATCATTGCCAACTTCACCCGAACCACGAGATGAGACACCTAAAGTAGCGCCTGATTCGATTAGTGTTCTGATAATGTTGCCCATTGGTGTAGGAACAATTTTAAGTTTACCATAGCCGTTCGGTCCGTCCATCCACATATTTTCAATAATATGTGACACACGGTCAACGTTAACTGTCAATTCCGGTGGATGATCACATTCACCTAGAACAGGGAAGCCTTCAGAGATTTTTTTCTGAACACTTTCTACTGCTCTTGAGATTTCTGAAACCGGGTAAACACGCTGGTTAGCATTCTTAACGCCGCCTTGGACGAAAATGCCTTCCATAAACATGTTTTTTCCACCGTCTTCACCTTCGACAATGCGAGTTTTAACACCTGCTTGACTGTGTGAAAATCTTTCAATAAGAACGGTCATTGGTTTCTCCAAATAGAATTTAGTTTACGATGTGATTGACTTGTTATTCACGCCGTTATCACCTGGCTTTGCCGCTTGCTTTGACATTGCTGGTGATTTTGAGTTACCTGATACATTAACATTTTTTGTTGACATATCTTTTGGTGCGTCACCTTTACCACCTGATGTGTTACCATCATGTGTTTTTACTGGTGCAGCGTTTGAATCATCGCCAGGACGCTTTGGATTTGCGTTTACTGTTGATGATGTATTATCGCCGTTGTCGCCTGCTGATGCTGACACTGGAGTAACATACTCGTTTAGTTCTTCATCGTCATCTGCGTCATCGTCTGATTCTTCAAGTTCTAATTCTTCACCTTCTTCTAGCTCTTCGTCATCTGACTCGTCTAGTTCTAGTTCGAATGATTCGTCCATATCATCATCGTCTTCTTCTGCGTCTGCATCATCTGCATCTGCATCATCACCGTTCATGATTTTTTCGAATTCTGATTCTAGTTCTGCTAATGCTGATTCTAGATCATCTACACGCATTTCCATGTCGCCGCCTTCTGCATCGTCGCCCATTTCTAGGTCGTCTACTGCTTCTTCGTCATCCATTTCATCTTCGTCATAGAATTCCTCTGCTTCGATTTCTTCTTCATCTGACATAATTTCGTCTGATGATTCATCATCTAAGTCTAATGAACCTTCTTCAAGTTCTTCTTCTGACTCTTCTAGGTCTTCGTCTTCTGACTCGTCTAGATCCTCAAGGTCTTCTTCTACAACTTCATCACTTTCGTTCAAAAGTTCCTCGTGGATTTGACGAGCGTTCTCTACGATAAAGTCGTGTAGTAGCTCTTCTGCTTGTACACGCTCCTCGTTGATAAGAAGTTCTAGTACCTGTTCTAGTTTGCTTCTTGACATTATAAGTCTCCTTATCTAGTTTAGCCACGTCATATAAAGTGGCACGATTGTAGAAACACTCTTGTTTCAAAAGTATTTATAGATAAGATGATAGTTTTATATGGAAAGATAAAAAAACGGCACTTTTTCAGCCGCTTTTTGGTAGTAGAGATATTTAGTAAGTGTCTATTGTATCATAACTTACTACTTAATTAAAGATCGCCGCCCATGCCGCCGTCTGTATCACCACCAGAAGCATATTGACGCTGTACTTGATTCGAGCGAATACCCTTCTGATATTTACGATATTCACGAATTTTACGTAACTTTGATAGGTGGATAAGAGTTAAACGATCCTTACGAGTATCGCCTATCTCTCTTTGATTTGACTGATCCTCCTCAGGAGAATAGTTTTCTTTTAACTCATTATATCTCATAATACTATTTATGCTTCTTCGTCAGTTTCAGCGTTTTCTGCACCAGATATTGGAGAACCCTCTTCATCGCCTTCAGCGTCATTTTCGTCAAAATCAAAGTCATCATTGTCGCCGAAGCCTTCTGGGCTTGGTGCAGCTCCTACGCCTTTTAGTGTATCTTCTGCTGGACTCAACTGATCAACTTCGCCATTTTCTTCACGCCAGGCCTTTTCATTTTCTAAAATTTCGTCTTCTGTTAGCCCTAAGAAACGTTGTAGCGCAAAGCGTTTGCTCATATACGGATTATCTGCTACAGTTGAGAATACGTTCATTGCTACTTGGTCTACTTCTGCTTGACGGTACTTACCAAAGTTTTGCGGTACATTAAAGTTAAGTGAGAATAGAGAACTTTCAACTTGAACACCTCGGTGTTTTAAGAATAGTTTAAACTCTCTGTCCATTGCTTCTACAATAAGTGATTGTAGTCTTTCACAGAACTTAGTAAAACGAAACTCTTGAATCATTGCAGTTCCTACACGACCATCATTATATGACGATCCACCGTCTTCGTTCCCGCCAATATATGATGGTGGGACACGTAGACCACGTAGTAGTTTGTCATTAAAGTATTTCAAGTCATCGATCTGTCCTAAGTTCTCGCCACCCGGTAGTGTTTCAACTTTAGATCCACGTCCTTCTGCCGTCTGAGCAAAGAAATAGTCTTCCATAATTGATAATGGGTTATATGCACTGTCTGTGATATTCTGCCCACCACCTGTCTTAGATGGAATTCGTCTTTGATGAATCTCATTTTTGATACGCTCTAGGTGCGCTCTTGCTTTGTGAGTTGGCATATTACCAACATCAATGTAAAATACTCTACGTTCTGGTGCACGTTGTACACGATAGATTAGAATAGCATCTTCTAGTAGCTCTTTTTGTTTATATACTTTGAACACAGGTTCTAGAATACTAGTACCGAAAGGCCAGAATGAGTCTACACCTTCATTTAATGAAAGATGTACAATATGCTGTGCATCAATTGGTGTAGCACTTTGTTCACTTGTAAATCTTGTACCACCTGCTGAGCCACCCGAATACCCTTGAGTAGTATTAGAGTTAATATTTGGTTTGCCCATTGAGCCAGCACCAGTCTGTGTGAGTTTATTAGGATCAGCATTAACATTCATTGATTCGATATTAATATCGATATCTTTCACATAGTATGCTTCAATCTTCTTACCTTTACCTTCGTTGACGATAACTTTATCTACTTTAGCAGGATCAACCCAAAATAGTTTATATGTCTCTGGATCTCGCACAAAAATTTGATCCCCAAACTTGATGGCATTTCTAAAGATTCTGAAGATACGCTTATGCATTTCATTAATATTACACCACTGTCTTAGTGTACGCTGTAAGATTTCATTCTCTGACTCTGTAGGGTCATCATTGAAATCAAACTTAAAAGGCAATTTTGATTGTTCATCAGTGAGTGTTGAGAACTCTGCAATAATGTCAAGAGCCGCATTCACTTCACTGTCTAAATCCATTTGGTCATATTGACCATAACGAGCAACACGATTTGGTTGGCCCTGATAAACTTCGGGTAGCCAACTGCTATATCGTTTGTTCGATGCTTCTGAACCTTGTTGTCCGGGTTCTGCCGTAACATTACGAGCTACCCCATCATAGGTTTTAAAATATTTTTTCCAAGTTGCCATCTTTTATAATCCTGTATTTCTCATACTAACA